TAACCCGTCTACATCGTTTTTAAACTTCTGTATAGATGGAGACTTGCCTATGTCCCCCATCTGTTCACGCCAGCTTAATGTCTCATTTGGCGTTTCTGACGTTGTTAAGGTTGGTGTTTCTCCTTCAGTTGCCGTTGCGTCTTGGGTTTGGTCATTATCCTCGTGGGTGTCCAAATTATCCTGTACCATCATTCCTCCAATGTCATTACCCTGAGTATCTGCTCGGGGTTTAGTTTTAGTATCGACTTGATTGTCGCTACCACTTCACGTTTACCTGCGTTGATTAGACATAAGTCTCTGTCTGCCGGACTGTATATTGACTCGTACCATCCGCAAGCCCTCTCAAGATAGTCCATCACCTCCTTCCCTTGGGGGGAATCGAACAGCACGTGCATATTGCCTTTAAGTACTTTGACGTCGTCTATGGTCATATTAATACTCCTTTATCGCACTCTATTTCATATAACTCAAGCATACGTAAATCCTCACGCTTACACCCTTCCACGTCTTTAGCGAGTAGGTTGATGTCTCCTGCGTTACCAAAGTCAATAACCTTAACCGTCTCACCGTCTGTTAAGACGTTATAAGCCATCAGGTCGTTATGTTTATATCCTTGTGAGTGTATGTAGTAGACAGCACTCTTAAGTTGTTCCAGTTCTTTGTAGTCCGGGTGGAGTAAGTGGTAGCCGTTGAAGTATTCCATAGTCATACAGGGCTTCTCTCCGTCGGTGGACAAGTCAAAGACCTTGATAATGTTCGGGTGGTCTAAGCGTCTGAGGATGTTGTATTCCTTCTCTACCGGCCCTGTCTTATAAATAACACCATCAGACAAGTAAACATTACCCTTGTTGCCTCTGTGTATCAGTTTCACTCAAATATCTCCTTAGACCTTGACATATCCTGCTCTGCCTTAGCAGCGTCCTTGGCTATACCTGCTCCTTCTTTAAGCATAGTCATTTGTTCTATCTGTTGTTGTTGTTCGGCTCTGGCCTGTCTGAGCTTCTCTATCTCCATATCATCTCTTAATACTCTTACCGGCGCTCCTGTTATTGACCAGACCTCGTCCACTGTCTTGTCTGTGTCAACCTTGTCAAGGGATTCTGGTGCGAACTGTGCTATTTGTCCTGTCATTGTTAAAGCTGTGACGAGGGAGTTAAGTTGACTTCTTTTTTGTGCTTGTGCAAGTTGTGATACATAGTCAATTTCGTAAGTCGGGTCGTCAATCAGTTCGGGTGGAGGCTCAGGCAAAGACCCTCTCCTAAACAGTATTCCGATAGTCCGGATAATGATAGGATTCAAGACCTCACCCATAAATCGTCCTACGGCTGGGCCTAAGAGTGTCATCTTCTCATTTATCCTTTCCATCACCTCTGGGTTGTTCATTTGTTTGGTTATATTTTCAAAGGCTAAGAATACGTCGTTATACATCAAGCTCCTTACCTTATTCGTGTAATACTCTACAGCCCCCATTCCTACATTAGTGTCGCCGTAGTTAGCAAAGGCGAATATATCCTTAGACGTGTCCATATCCCCTTTCTTGTAGAAGTTCACGGCTCTTGGGTTGGCGTTGAATGGCATTATAAAGGCGTTCTCTGGTAGGGCTATGGGCGGGTCTGTTCTTTTCATCATAGCTCTTAGGTTTGTTTTAGATATGGCGTTTAACATACGCGCGAAAGGCAGGGTTTTCATAGCCGGCGAGAATCCCCAGACAACGTTAGGCCTCTTGTCAAATCTATGTGTCATAGCGGGGAATTCGTTATACCCTCCCTCCTCCATTATCTTTTTATGGTCTCTGTCTATCCATATTGCCTCTATAGGCATATTACCCTTATCTGTTTTAGTTAGGTCTCTTACACTTCTTTTGCCTATGTAGAGTAGGAATTTGTATTTCTTATCGTCTCTTGTCTCTAAATCCTTTAACAAGTCGGGGTGAAGGTTATCTCTGCCCCAGCGAGATGCTGCCTGAAAGGCTGAATACTCAAAGTCTAAATAATATTCGGCTATTCGCCCTCTGGCATCCTCTACAATACAAACTTGGTTCAGGGGCAGATTATAAAAACGTGCGTTCTCCTCCTCATCTTCCTCTTCCATTAGACAACCTGTTCCGTATACTCCTGTTGATTTATATGTAGATATTATCTGGTGGTAGAAGTTACTCTTGTTTAGGGTATGTTCAACCTCCTCGCCAACCTCTTCTAAGAAGTTATTTACGGCTTTGTTTTCGGCGATTTTTGGGTCTTTGTGGCGTAGTCTGAACCATCTGCTTGTAGGTGGTGTTAGGTAGTTCATAAACCCTGATGCTAATATATCGGCTGCTTCAAGGGTGGTGGAGTCCCAGAGGTCGGTTACACTTAATTCTGCTCCGGGGGCGTAAGAGGAGTTGATGTCTGAGGCTTCTATGTAGAAATAATCTTTAAGCGTCTGCCAATACGACTCCCAGTTCCTTCTCCCCGATAATGCTTGGTCGTGCTTATCTATGATCTTCTCAACTTTCATTCTCTCCCCCTAAGCGTTTTATAAAGTGCATTTCTAAGGGCTTATACCCTATTCTTTCGTAGAACTTGATAAACTTGTGTGTGTATTTATTTATTAAACACCCCATAATAAGGACGTTGAACCCTCTTCTTTTTAGCTCTTTTTCGGCTAATTTGTATATCTTTACCCCTAATCCCTTATACTCTGGCTGGATATACCAAAACATTTCCTGAAATATCTTATCCTCTCCTACTGGTGAGGGGACTTCATAACCCCCCAATAAACCAAAACACTTTCCATTTACGGCCAAGAGGATGTTGTCTTTACAGGTGTCTATGGTTCTGTCTATGCTTATGTCCTCTAATTTTAATCCTGAGTTGGTCATAGACTCTTTGTAGAAGTCTATAATCATCTCCCTTACAGGTTCTCTGTATTTATCTGTATAAGGTTGTATCAATGTCCAAGTAAAGTTTTACGTGCTACGTTAGCTTCTGCTTGTATCCCCAATGGTGAATAACTTGGCGTTCTTTTAACTCTTGGTTTTGGCGTTGGTTTTGGCGTTGGTTTTTTGGTTGTGTCTTTTGAACTGGCAGATTCCATAGCACTTTTTAAATCCGAAACACTCCCCGTGCTTGGCACTCCAAAAGCCCTTTTTAATGTTGGAAATAGTGCCATATCAATGTCCCAATAGTGTTTTTCTTGCTACTTCCGCCTCTCCGCCTATCCCTAAGGGTGAGGTGAACATAGTCTGTTCTCTTTTCATAGCAAATTGTTTCTTCTTTTGTGCTTCTTTGGCTTTTAGTGATGCGTCTTCCATCTTTGGGGGTGGAGGCATCTCTGGCATTTGTGGTTTTTGTAAAGACTGATGCGCTAAGTATCCTGCTCCCCCGACAGCCGCTAATCCCGCTGCGGTTGCCGCACCTACACCTGTCGCCGCTGCTGCCCCAGTAGCAGCTGTTCCTATTCCTAAAGCGTGTCCTACTGCTGCAAATGCTGGCATAACACCCTCCTACCTTATCCCCGCAAGTCCGTAAAGACTTTCTTCCTGCGAGTAATTGTTAAAGTTTCTGTACTGCCTTGCTTGTTTTCTTTGAGTTTTATTTATAATGCTTACCGCCATAATAAGAGCGTCTGCTAAGTTAGGACTTAAGAATCCTTTCTTTCTCATCTCCTCTTTGGGGATAAGCATCTTTCTTCCGTCATTGGTGTAGCGGTATCTTATTGTTGTAAGTTCTTGAATTAACTCATCTTGGGTTAATTTAATAAATCCCTTATTTATCATATCTTTTAACTCAAATGCGTATTGGGTTCTGTGGTTGGCGTAGTCTTTGTTTTTGTCTCTGGATAAGGGAATGTTTCTGAATCCTTGAAAGTTTTTATCTTGTCCGTGGGTTAGGAAGTCTAACGGCCCTGCTCCTATTCCGTCCTCGTCTATGATACTGTCGTCTGAGTTTAGTCTTACCGACGTAGAGAGTATTCGTCCTGTGGTGTAGTCAAGGTCTTTCTTCTCCCATTGTTCCGTGTGAATCGCCTGCCAGGTTGTGGCGAATAATTGCTGGATACATACTGTAGCGCACTTATCGTTACCATATCTGGCTATATCAAAACCCATAATCCTTAGACCATATCCATCGTGTAAAGCCACGTCTAAGTTCTTACTGGCGTTTAATTCGTTTAATGTAAATAGTAAGTCGTCCTCTTCCAGTTCCTCAAAAGAGTTTAGAACATACTGTTTGTAGTGGTTGGGTGATTCTGTCTCCATACGTCTTAAGTCGGCTATAAAGTCCGGGGGTAGGTTGTCCTCGTTGGCGAAAGTGTTTGCGGTTACGGTGTGATACTCCCCGTTAGTATAAATATATTCTCCCGTCTCTTGGTTGACCTCTTTTATCTCTGTGCCTTGTATAAACCTTTTCCATATCCAGTTCATACCCCTTGCATTTGCTATGATACAGAGTTGTCTTATGGGTGAGGACTGTCTTCTTAACCTGTCTCTTAAGAATGTAAAGGTCTCGTCAGTTTCAAACTCCTCCGCCTGTTCAATGCCGACAAAAGATAGGTTGAGGTTTTTAAGGACATCCATTTCGCTCCCGTGCCTGAACATTATTACCGAGCCGTTTTTAAAATGATACTCTTTGTTGGAGTCGGGGACGCAGTTGAAGTATTTCTTAAAATCCTTCATTAAGGAGTCTCTAAGGTCTGTAAACTCTTTGCGGACTATAAGGGCAAGGGAGTCGGGATATTTTTCACAAAACTCCCACGCTTTTAAGAGAAGCATAAAAGTTTTCCCGGAGCCTATTGCGGCTATCATACAAGGAAATCTTTTTTCGCTACTCAGAAACTCCGCTTGATACTTCTTCAGTTCTACCAGTTTCAACTTTCGCTCCCGGATATACAACGACAATTTTGTTTTCTTGTCCACCCTCTAACTGGGTAGGCATATCTTTTTGAACCATAGCTAATGCAATTTTGATTTTGTTGGTTTCGGAGAAGCGATGGAAGTTGGTATTGAGATAGTCCCAGCACTTGCCGACAAAAAGTTGTTTTATGGATTTGTCTGAGGCGATCGATTTTTTGCCTTTGTTACCGATATGTGTTCGCATAGTATCCCTCTACATATACTTGGGTTTTTAAGAAAAGTAAAAAAAAGTAAAAAAGTATTTTGAAGTTTTCCCCTGCCATCTCTGTAAGTTGTTGAAAGTAAATGAGAAGCAAAACTAAAAAAAACGAAGATAATACTTGACAAAATAACTTTTTTTTGCAATAATGTGTCCAATGAAGAATTTTAGGTTAGAAAAAATCAGAAAAGAAAGAGGGCTTTGTGAGGCTTGTGGAGATAAAGCTTGGCGAGTATACCACATTGATGGAAACCAAAATAATGAATCAGAAGACAATTTAGTTTTACTCTGCCGTAGTTGTAACCAGATACTAAGACGAGGAAGTATGTATAGAACTTCAAAATATCTTCGTCTTTATGGTATGCGGTTAGAGGAAATTGCTAAGCTGTTAAAATGCTCAAGACCTACTGTATATGGTCTACACCGTAAAGGCGAATTATTTAGGGCTATAAAAAGTTTTAGATAACAAAAAGAATAGAAGGTTTTAAAAAAAAGGAGGTGTGTGATGAAGAAGTTTTTAGTAGTTCTCCTGCTCCTGATTCCGGGAGTAGTCTCGGCCGAGTGGATAGCAACGGCTTACTGTCCTTGTCCAAAATGTTGCGGTAAGTTTGCAGACGGACACTTTGCATCTGGTAAGAAAGTTTATGTCGGAGGGGTGGCGATTAACTGGCTACCTTTCGGAACTAAAGTTTTGATTGACGGGAAAGAGTACACGGTAGAGGATAGGGGAGCAAAAAGTATCTTCGGATCTAAAGACAACCAAATCAAAAGAGTAGATATTTTCTTTGAGTCTCATCAAGAGGCTTTGGAGTTTGGCAGAAGGAAAGTCAACCTAATCATAGGGCGGGAAAACTATACCCCCAGTACACACACACCTCAATCACCCGCCCTTTCTGGGGGTACGAAATGAAGTGTGAAAATATTCTCGCAAGTATCCGATTAGAGAAAGGGAATAAAAAAGACGACCTTTTGGTTTTCAATAATTTTCCAACAGCATCAAGAGTTTCAAATGTATTAACCAGATACAATATACCTCATAAGGCTGAATATCGTATTGACTACAAATTGGTAGAAAAATATATTTTTAAGGGTAGGGATAAGGAAGGAGGTGTGAAATGATATGTCAATGTTGCGGGAAGTCTTACACTTATTGGGGTAATTCTCAGGGGCTTTGTAAGTGGTGTTGGGCGGATATTAACAATGAGAGATTTAATGATTCCGATATAATCCCAGCGTATTATGAGGAGAACCCTGATGATTATGAGGAGAACCCTGATGATTACCCACCGATGGACGATTAAGGATTTTATCAAAACAGACAGCGGTAATGGTGGTGGTGGTAAAAACAAAAAATTCTCTTGCCCAAAATGCGGTCATCTATTCTCACTAAGAAGGCTCAATAGAGATTTAAAAAAACTAAAGAAAGGAGTTAAATGGGGTGAAACAGAATGTTTGGAATGTGGTTTAGGAATGTGTCTTTTGGTTTGGGAGAAGTTGGGTAATTCCGGGAAGGTAGCAATAGACGTTATGGAGAATGTCCCGCCTGTAAATTGTTTCTTAACAAAGGAGGAAATTAAAAATGAATATACCGAATATAAGCTCGCAAGATATTAGGCAGATGAGAAAATATTTGTATTACAGGTTCAACCAAGAAATAAAAGACCCCGACATCTTAGAAATGATAAAGTTTAAAATATCTATTTATCTGGGAGAGATAGAGTTGTTTACACAAGAACAGATGTCTAAAGATTTTTGGGAGGAAGAAAATGCAAGAGTATAAAATGTATGGCGGTTCAGTAGTCCTTACCTTTGACCCTGACAAACATATTTACAGAGTTAATGGTGAGGTTGTGTATGGTGTAACGTCAATTTGCGGGGTGTTAGATAAGCCTGCTTTGATGTATTGGGCGGTGAATAAGGCTTTGGAGTATGTTGATGACAATATGCCCGTTGGTATGGTTTTGGACGAGGTGAACAAGAGTAGGATCTTAAAAGAAGCTAAGACAGCCCATAGACGTATATCGTCAGAGGCGGCGGATATAGGTACAATAGTCCACGACTGGTTAGAGACTTGGGTAAATAGTAAAATAAACAAAATTCCTGAACCATCTCTGCCTATAAATGCCGAAGTAAGACGCGGGGTTGAAACGGCTTTGGCGTGGTTTAGCAAGAGAGATGTTGAGTTTATATCATCAGAGAGAAAGTTATTCTCAAGATTGTTCTCTTACGCCGGGACATTAGACGTAGAGTGTATTGTTGATGGTAAGAGGACAGTAATAGATTTTAAGACATCGTCAGGTATATACCCGGAATACTTTATCCAGACCTCAGCCTACTGTATAGCATTGACAGAGGAGACTGGCGAAAGGTATGAGAATATGATAATCTTAAGAGTCCCTAAATCGGGAAAGGAGTTTGCTTATGCGGAAAGTAAAGATGTAGAGATGTATTTTGATTGTTTTGTAGGTTGTTTAACAAACTATCGTAGGATTATGGCGGAGAAGGATGAGAAGTATAAAGAAACCAAAATTAAACTGGAGGCGAAATGAATTGTCCAAAGTGTGGTTCAGAGATGTGGGATAACAGGCCTAAGAAAGAGAGCGGGGAGTATAGCTCAAAAGCACCAGATTACAAGTGTAAAGAGTGCCAGCACCCTGTGTGGATAAATGACGAGAAGGGGTTTAAAAGTAGTAAAGATGAGTTAAAGGATATTGTGGCGATTAAGTTAAACGGCATAAAGGCAATCGTTGAGGAGTTGTTGGAAAAGGTGAAATGGTTGTAAGATATGGCTAACCCCCAAGCAGATAAAGGCTACACACGCATAGCAAATGAGATGCTTGAGGCATTGGCGGGCATCCGCATATCAGGAGAAGCTCGTCAATGCCTTGATGTTATCCTGCGAAAGACGTATGGATGGAACAAAAAAGAGGACACCATAAGCCTGTCTCAGTTCTGTTTATTAACAAAAATGGTAAAGAGCCGAGTATGTTGTTCGCTAGCTAAATTAAGGCAAATGAACATTATCATTACCAAAAAAGGTAATGGAAGCGGCAATATCTATAGGTTTAACAAGGATTTTGACACTTGGAAACCATTACCAAAAAAGGTAACAGTTAAGAGAACCATTACCAATAATGGTAATCGGCGTTACCAAAAAAGTAAATCGGCGTTACCAATAATGGTACACACAAAAGACACTATTACAAAAGACACTATTACAAAAGACACTCTCTGTGAGAGAGAAACAAAACCACCCCTTAAACAACCTAAAAAACGTAGTCAGTTAGGGGGTAGGTCCTCAAAACCAAACCCCGAAGTCAAAGAGATACAAAAATACTTCTATTCGGCGTATAAGAGTGCCTTTAATGTGGCTTACGTGGCGAATTTCGGCAAGGACGGCAAAATCTTCGAGGACTTACTCAAAGTCATACCCTTAGACAACCTCAAAAGACTTGTAGATAAGTATTTCTCCCTGCCCGATGAGTTTGTAGAGGGTGCTGGTTATACTGTGGGACTGTTTAAGGTAAGGGTTAATAGGCTGCAGATAGAGAAAAAAGCACAAGTAGTATCTGATATAACAAAGCAGAATATCGCCAATATGCAGTCTTGGTTGAAAAAAGGAGGCGGTGATGTTAGACAAGAATAAGTTTTTACACCTAATGACAGGGTTAGGGGAATTGTGTAATCAAAAGATAACCGAAACACTACTTGAGATATACTACAAAATCCTTTCAAACTACGATTACCAAGAGTTAGAGAATGCGGTGAACAAGGTTATCCGAATACATAAATACTCAAACCTGCCTAAACCAGCCGAGATTTTAGAATATTTAGAAGGCTCACAAGATGACAAGGCATTAAAAGCGTGGTTAGATGTTAAAGAAGCTCTTAAAAAAGGAGGTTATTACAATACAATAAAATTTACCGATCCTATAATCCCAAAATGTATTAACGACTTTGGAGGGTGGATGGAGTTTTGTAGTTTACCGGAAGAGGAACAGCCTTTTATTCAGAAGAGGTTTATGGATTTGTATAGGCTGTTTCTTAAGAGGGGAGAAAAAGATGACAAGCCGTTACAAGGGTACATAGAGAACCACAATAAAAACTTGGGAGAAAGAATCCCAGAGCCATTAGTGATAGGTGATAGGAAAAACAAGCAGTTAAAGGAGAGTGAGAGATGAATAGCGAAGAAGCAATTCATATTTTAAATCTTATGAAAGATTACGATTATGGTTATAATGCTAAAGAAGAAAGAGAAGCATTGGAGTATGCAATTCAAGCTATAAAAGATAGACGAGAGTTACATAAAGATATCTATAATGGATAGTAAAAGGAGAGTGAGAGATAAAAGCGAAGCAGAGGAGGAGAGATGAAGATAACTGAAAGAGGATGGGCAGGACATTTCATATGTGGCAATGAATGTAATTTTAGGAGAAACACATTGATTGAACACCTTGAACACGTGGTTGTAG